CAGCAGGTGCAGGATCAGCGCCACGGCTGCGGTGACGCCCGCGATCGAGGTGACCACCATCTGGGCGACGAAGCGGCGCCGCTCCTGGTTGGCCAGTTGCTCGTTGCGCAGTTGTGAGGTGGTGAATTCACGTCGGGCCGCCTCCATTTCAAAGCGGATTTGGTCGAGTTGTGCGCTCATGAGGTCGATGCTCCGGTCCTGGTGTTCCTGGTCGCGCCACGTGGTCACTGGGCTGGCGGGAACTCTCGCGCGCCCGGCTCCCCCTCCGGTCCGGTGCCCAGCGCCGCCTCCGCGAACGCCCTAGCCTGGAGGCGACGGTAGACGGCCCCCGCGGCTGAGGCGCTGTAGACGGGACCAGCGGTGCGCCAGTAGAAAGCCACGCGGCGCCAGTAGCGCTCGCGGGCCGGCTTCGCCAGCAGGTGAGCGGCCCCCCAGTCCCAACTGAACGTGTCAGCGTGGCTGATGCACAGGTCCCGCGTGACGGTGACGCCAGCATCGGGGAAGAGTTTAACAAACCGCGCCACCTGCGCCCGGCAGGCGCCTTTGGACCTGAGTAGGTCCGCTGTGATTATCACGGCCGTCACTCCCCCCTCGGCTCAAGCCCCAGCGAGGGCACCGTGCGCGGGTGCCGGGTCGCCTCGGGTGCGGCGCGCGCGGCGTGGGCGATGGCGCGCTCGAATAGGTCGCAGATCGCCTCGTCGTCGGAGGTGTCGCGCTCACCCGGGGGCGCGGTGGAGTGGGCCTGCACGATGGTATTCAATGCCTTGGCCTCGCCGTAGGCTGCTAGGGCCTGTATGGCCGCCACCAGATTGGCCGCCACCAGACCTGCCACTGGCGGCAAGTCCGGCCCCACCAGCACCAGCAGTTGCCGCGAGATCAGCGCCGCGTGGCGCCCTATCCCCTCGGCCGTGGCGGCGTTGAGCAATCGCTCGGTCGTGCCGTCGAATTGCGATGCGACCCGGTCCACCGCGTGGCGCACGCGCGCCTCCGCGCGGGTGGAGAGGATGTCGTAGGTGCTCATGTCAGCAGTCCTCCACTTCGGCGAGCGCCGCGTCCACGCACGCCTGCGCGGCCTCGGCCGTGGGGAAATACCCGAGTATCTGGCCGTGGAGTTTGGCCTCCCAGGAGGGTGGCTGGAAGGCTGCGTTGGCGACCCAGCTATCCTGCGGACTGAGGCTGCCGCGCAGGTCGCGGCCAGCCGCCTTGAGGCGCAAAATCTTGCGCGCGGACAGTGCCTCGTACTCGGACTGGACGATCTCCTCGCACGGGTAGCGGCCCGGACCCTGGGTGGGTTTGGCGGAGAATGAGATGCCATAGCCGCACGTCCAGTGCTCGCCGTCCGTGCACGCAGAGCGGAACGCGGCGGAGTGGTAGACCCGTTCGGCCGACCCGCGAAACACGGTGACGTGGCCGTCGGTTGCCTTGTAGTAGCGCATTGAGTGATCCCCATATCGAGCCCCATCGCTCGCTGATACCGGACCGCAGCCCGGTATCCGCCAGCGGTGGGGGGTTACCCGCCAGTGAGTTTCATGAACCCCACGCCAGCCGCGAACAGCGCGGCGCCCGCGCCCATCAGCGTGGCCGCCATCTGCCAGGGCAGGAACGCGCGGTCCCGCCCGAGTTTAAGGGCCTCGGCCGTGAGTTTCGCCTGTTCGGCGCCGAGTTTGGCCTGTTCGGCGGTGAATTTATGGCCCTCGGCGATAGCCCGGTCGATGCGCACGATCTGCTCGCGCAGGTCCATGGTTTCGTCCGCCATCACACCACCTCCCAGCCGTCGGGGTCAGGGCCGCCCAACGTCGTGGTGCCGGCCACGTTGACGTTGATCTCCACGGTAGCGACGTGGCGGGCGTTGATCGTGGCGGGTGGGTTGTCGCTGTTGTAGTAGTCGCCGTTGGTCAGGCGGTAGATGTAGCTCCTCCCGCACCGGCTGGCGCCCAGCACGGCGTTGCGTTTCGCGCGCTGGTAGCTGGTCAGGGGTTGCTGGTCGGTCATAGCGTGTTGACCTGATAGCCGCTCCGGCCGGCGTGCTCGCCGCCATCCTCCGCCCATGGTCCGGCCAGGGACAGATACTCGGCGACCGCCAGGGCGAGGGGTGTGAGGGCCTCCATATCGCGCATCCGGAGGCTCACATCGATGCGCCCCTCGGCGCTGGCCAGGGCGTCCCATGCCTCGGCCGTGGTGGTCTGGCGTGGCTGGCCGTATAGGTCCAGGGCGCGGTTGAGGATGGCCAGCGGCACGTGGGAGAGGGTCAGCATCACACCACCTCCCAGCCGCCACGCGCGACCGTCCGCACCGGGACAAGCCCGAGCCGCGCGATATCCGTGGCGTCGGGCGAAAACTCCCAGCACCCGTTGGTGATTGTGGCCACACCGTCGCCACAATCACGGAACAGCAGCGGCTCGCCGGTCTCGTAGTCCCGGATGGTGGTGTCCACGGACCGTCCGTGCTCGTCGCGCTGGCCGGTGATGCCGAGTTCGATCATGATCGTGCCCGCGCCCGCCTGATAACCCTCGCCCTCGTAGAACGTGCCGCGCACGTAGTGGTACGCCATCACGCACCTCCCAGGGTCGTCGTGCCGGGCATGTAGAGGCTGGTCTCCACCTCCCAGTTGCGGTCGGCCAGCCCGCGCAGGGCGAGCCAGTGCCGCCTGATCGCGATAGCGTGATCGACGGACTGGGCGTCAAATGCGGCCGGGAACACACCGGCAACAAGCGACCAGTCGCAATCCTCCTCATACCAGCCGTCCAGCCCGCGCCCCGCGAACGAGGCCGCTTTCCAGGCATACGGCACGGCTGCGTTGCGGGTCGCGTCGAGCCATATCCCGCCGTGCGAGCGGGTGGTGTAGCTGTAGATGCCCGGGGCGAGCAGTGTAGGAGGCTGGTCAGGTTGGCCCCAGGGGGTGTAGATTGGCGGGCTTGTCGGGTGGACTGTGGGTGGATTGATCACGGTTTGGTCTCCACCAGCCCCATGCTGGTAGGGGCATGATAGGACATTTTGTCCTATAGTCAAGCCCGATGCACGTGGCCGGATAGGTCCGGGTATAGATGCGCATGTGCCGAACAATTCGAACCGCCGAAATCCGCGCCGCTTTCCTAGAAACGCTAGGGGAAGCTGGCAATGTTAGGGCTACGTGCGAGGTTTTGGGCCTCCACAGACCAGCCATCTACAAGTGGCGGAATGAAGACCCGGAGTTCCGGGACGCCTGGGAAGCCGCGCTCGATTTGGGCATCGACGCGATGGAGGATGAGGCCAAGCGCCGAGCCATGGCCTCCAGTGATTTGCTGATGATTTTCCTCCTCAAGGCCAACCGGCCCGACAAATACCGCGACCACTCCACCGTCGATATCAACCAAACCACACGCGTCAGCCTGGACAGCCTCTCGGTCGAGGACCTGCGGGCACGCCTCACGCAGCTCCGAGTCGCGCAGGACGGGGCGCTGGCCCAGCCAGTCCCGGCGGATCGCATCCTGATCGGCGATAAGGTGATCGACCTGGAGACGGCCCGCGATCCACCACCGGACTAGCCCTCGCGACAGATGCGGCTGATCGTGTCGGGCGACAGGGTCAGGCTAAGTTCGCGTCGGATTGCTCGCAGCGATAGGCCCTGCCGATGCAGATCGCGGATTTCGGCCGCCACGTCCTGTAGCTCCGGGATCGGCTCCAGTAGCCCCTCCACCACGCGGTAGCCGTATGGGACGTGCCCGCCGAGGTAGTGACCGCGCGCCTTCTGGTCCGCCTTGACGGTGATAATCCGCTCGCGGATGCGGTCCCTCTCAGCCTCGGCCACGGCGCTGAGGATGGTAAAGACCAGCTTCGAGACCCCGTTCGTGGTCACGTCCCCGCCGAGGTCGATCATGTGCAGGCTGACGCCGCGTCGCTGCAGGTCCGCCAGCACACCCAGCGCATCGAGGGCTGACCGGAACATCCTGTCCAACTTCGGGGTGATCACCACGTCGCCCGGCAGGAGGACTGCCAGCAGTGCCGCGCCCTGTGGCCGGTCCGCCAGTGGCTTCGATCCCGAGACGCCGCGCTCCACGTAGACCCGGTCCACCGCGAGCCCGTGCATCAGGGCGTAGCCGCTGACCGTCCGTTCCTGCACCTCCAGGCTCTCACCCTCGTCCGCCTGCCGCATCGTGCTGACCCGACAATACCCGTAGACCGCCATCCTACCCTCCTGTCCGCTTGTCCGACTGCGGTTTGGAGGATGCCACGTGTCCGCGTCCAGTAGCAAGCCGACAACGAGGGGGTGGATTGGGCGCCAATGGCGCCTCGGTCACCTCGATGTGGTGGTGGGTGATGGTGCTGGTGTGGTGGTGGCGCCTCGCCCCTCACCGGCCGGCGCGCTGTCGCCTCGCCCTCTGGCCGGCGCCGCCTCCCCCTCCCTGCCGTTCAGCCCGGGGGCACGTGGCCCGATCGGACGATGGAGGGCCGGCGAAGGGGGGGTGGGGGCCTGGCCTGGACGTTTGTATTTGCTCTACGCGACCCCCGCGCACCTAAAATTTTTTGCAAAACCAAACCCAACCAAGCCATACCGAACCTAAGCTAACCCGACCAAACCTAAGCTAACCCGACCAAACCAGACCCTAGCTCACCCAACCACGGCGGACCAAGCCTAACCCGACCTGACCTTACCAAGCCTCACCCAACCATGCCAAAGCTCACCGCGCCAAGCCACACCGAGCCAAAGCTCACCAAACCTGACCGTGCCTTGCCACACCCAATCATACCTAGCCCAGCCTAACCTAACCCTGGCACACCGAGCCTGCCTCACCCGGCCCTACCTACCCGACCAAGCCGCGCCCCGCCGCGCCTAGGCTGACCTTGGCCCGCCGCGAACCTGAAATGTATGAACGAATACCCGCCAGCCTCACCCCACCCTGGCCAACCCGACCCTACCTGACCAGACCGAGCCCCACCTGACCTCACCCAGGCTTACCTGACCCAGCCATACCAAACCGAAGCAGGCCAAACCCCACCTAACCGTGGCAGGCCCAACCTAACCTAACCGGACCCAACCCCACCAGACCGAGCCCAAGCTCGCCCTGCCAAACCCCACCTGACCGTAACTAACCTGGCCGCGCCCTGCCGAAGCGGACCGGACCAAACCCGAACATGCCTAAGCTGACCCTACCTAGCCAAACCCAGCCCCACTCTACCTTGGCACACCTAGCCTCGCCCAACCTGGGCCAACCAGACCAAGGCTAACCTCACCATACCCAACCTCGCCAAGCCCTGGCTGACCACGCCCAGGCAGACCTGAGCTTGCCAAGCCTAGCCAAACCTCACCCTGCCAAACCCTGGCGAACCTAACCCGGCCGAACCTAGCCGTACCAAGCCCAACCACGGCATGCCACCTGGCTACACGGCGTTGATGCTGAACGCCGTGACGTTGAACCGCCCGTATGTCGGCCGGAAGTCGCCCACCCCACCCAGCCGCCCGGCGGTGCCGATGACCTCGAGCAGCAGATCGCGACCGATATACTCCGGCGTCAGCACCAGAAGTTCGTGCTCGCACTCCCAGCCCGACCGCATCGCCGGGCGCACCCGGTTGATACCCGAGCGCTGCACCACCACCCGCCGGCGATCCTCATAGTCCCACCGCTTGGTGCCCAGCGACGCCAAGGGGGTCATCGCCACCACCCCGGCCTTGAACAGGTCCATCGCCGATTTGCGTGGCGAGCGCGGATCTTGCTTATACTTGGAGGCCAGGATGATGGCGCCGCGCAGGTATTCGCCGGGGACGCAGATTTCGCCCTCCTCGTTGCGCCAGACGTAGCTCTCGATGTTGTCGGAGCGCTTCTCCTCGGAGTTCTTCGACGCCCGGGCCTTGCTGTCGACGGCCTCCGGGTTCCAGCGGTGGAACAGCAGGTCGGCGGTGCCGCGAATGGTCACCGTGGCGGTGTATGGCGCCTGCATCGTGACGCCGATTTCACCGCCGTTCGTAGGTTCATTGACTTGCCGTATCTCAGCGACCTTGCTTGCCCGCGCCACCCGCAACATGACTATTCTCCCTTGGAGTTCCATTCCACACCACGCCCGGCCCGGCCTGACCGGACCCAGCCGTGCCCCGCCTCGCCAAGCCCTGGCTTGCCTCGCCTAACCGCGGCAAACCCAGCCTCACCAAAACCCACCTAACCTGGCCAAGGCCAACCACACCGAACCATGCCCCACCTAGCCGAAGCGGATCTGACCGAAGCAGGCCAAACCCCACCTTACCAAGCCATGGCACACCTAAGCTGACCCAACCGGGCCGCGCCACGCCTAACCGCGCCCTACCAAACCTTGGCTGACCCAACCGGGCCTTACCAAACCGCGCCCCACCCAGCCCAGCCTGACATCGCCTAAGCAGGGCTCGCCCTGCCACACCCTAGCGAACCGCACCGAACCTGACCCTGCCTCACCCGGCCACACCGGACCCAAGCCTGCCTCGCCGTGGCTCGCCTTGACTCACCGCGGCGCGCCAAACCCCACCGAAGCTAACCGTGGCCAACCCGACCAAGCCCAGCCTCGCCTCGCCTAACCGAAGCGAACCACGCCGAAGCCAACCGTGGCCAACCTTGCCCCGCCACGCCTTGCCAAACCGGGCCGGACCGCAACCATTCGCCGTTACTTTTGAACGGAACCGCCGATGCCGCAATCCTGGACCCTGCATAAAGTTGCTACTCACCTGCAACGTGAAGCCACGGAGCTTGACGACTTTGCGCGCGGTGCCAAAAGTCGCGGCGATATGGCGTGGCTGGAAATGTTCGCCAACCGGGCAGATGGCTTCCGGCGGGCGGCCAAAGTGCTGTTGGAGTATCGCGGAGATGACGCAGTATGAGACGGGGACTGACTTGCGCTTTCAGCTAGGACGCGGCTGCGCCGTGCGGATCCAGTGCAGCGACGAGCTAGGACCGGACGCCCTGGGGCGGCTGATCAAACTGCTCGAGGGGCAAAGGTCTGTGCTACTGCCGCCAGAACCGGCGCCAGCGGACCTTATCGGCGGCATCAGCTGGGATTGACGCGCTAATGCAAACCTCACCACACCGGGGCGAACCGAACCTAGCCTACCCCCACCAAAGCTGGCCTCACCACACCTAACCCTGGCACGCCGAGCCCTGGCTTGCCCAGCCTAACCAAGGCAGGCCGCACCTAACCCCACCTAGTCCAACCACACCCGACCTTAGCAAATCACACCTGGCCTGACCCAGCCCTACCCAACCTAAACTCGCCAGACCTAAGCAAACCCTACCTCACCCAAGCAAACCACACCAAAGCCGCCCCTGCCGTGCCCCACCAAGGCATACCTTGCCTGACCCAAGCTCACCTCACCAAACCTAACCAGGGCAGGCCCAACCTCACCCAACACAACCAAGCCATGGCGAACCTAACCCGACCTAACCCAACCGTGCCAAACCTAAGCCGGCCGTACCAAACCAAGCCCCACCCTAGTCATAACCTGGAACCAATGACCAAGCCACCGACCGTCGACCGCCAGAAGGTGATTGCCCTTATCGAGCTGGAGGCGGCGTTGGTGCGCCGGCAATCCGAAGACGCCCTGGAGCGTGGCGATCTGAACCAGGCCACCGCGTACTTCACCATCGCCCACGCGATCACCGTCGCCGCCACCGAACTGCGTGAGGTCGTCCCGAAAGGACCCGATGCGAGCGCCACCCCCAACACCCCTCGAAAGGGCACTCCGCCAAGAACTCGCCATGCGCGAGGCATTAATGTTCGCCGAAGGAAAAGCGTCGTGTGAGGCCAGCCTGAGCGCCTTCCTGCGCGCCGCGTGGCCACACTTCGACAGCAGCGCCTTCGTTGGCGGCTGGCACATCGACGCGATCTGCGCGCACCTGCAGGCCGTCACCGCCGGGCAGATCCGCCGGCTGCTGATCAACATTCCGCCGCGGTTCGCCAAGACCAATATCGTCGCCATTGCGTGGCCGACCTGGACCTGGGCGCTGCAACCCGACCCCACCCTGCCACTCCGGGGCGCCGGGGTGCGCTTCCTGTGTGCCAGCTACGGCGCCAACAAGGCCGAGGCCGACGGCGTCACCGCCCGGCGGCTGATCGGCTCGCAATGGTACCAGGACCGCTGGCGCGAGCGGGTGACCGTGGCCAAGGACCGCGACAATCAGAGCCAGTACGACAACACCGCCGGCGGCTCGAGGATCAGCACCGGTATCCCGGAAAGCCTGGGCAAGGGCGGTGCGATTCGCATCATCGACGACCCGCACAAGACCGATGAGGTGGAGAGCGACCTGGTGCGCCAGGCCACCATCCGGGCCTACGACGAAGTCTGGCGGACCCGCTCCAACGATCCGGCCTACGGCGCCGAGGTGATCGTCATGCAGCGCCTGGCCGAGGGCGACCTGTCCGGCCACGTGCTCGAGGAGGGCGATGTCGTGCACCTGATGCTGCCACTCGAGTACGACAGCCGCCGCCACTGCCACACCGTTCTGGGCTTCGATGACCCGCGCACCGTCGACAGCGACCTGCTGTGGCCCGAACGGTTCGATGCGGCGTGGGCGGCGAAGCAGAAGCGGGTGGTCGGCCCGCACGCCTGGGATGGCCAGTACCAGCAAACCCCGACCTCCCGCGGCGGCGGCATCATCCCACGCGCCTGGTGGAAACTCTGGCCACCCGAGGGGCAAGAGGACAGCTGGACCCGCGACGTCGACGTCGACGGCCGCACCGTGCGCCGGATGGTCTACCCCGGCCTCGACTACGTGCTGCTGTCCGCCGATACCGCCTACACCGAGAAGGAAGAGAACGACTGGTGCGCCTGCACCGTGTGGGGCTGCTTCGAGGACCAGGCTCGTAACCCGAAAGTGATCCTGCTGGAGGCTTGGCGCGAGCGGTTGGAACTACACGGCCTGACCCTCAAGCTGCTCGAGACCGCCCGCCGGCGCAAGGCCAACGCGGTGCTGATCGAGGCCAAAGCGTCAGGTCTATCAGTGCTTCAGGAGATGCGCCGGCTGATGCGCGAGGGCGAGTTCACGCTGTTCGCCGAAATACCCAAAGGTGATAAGGTAGCAAGGTTGCACGCTGTTTCGGCGTCATTTTCGGATGGCCTGGTCTATGCGCCGGCCAGGAAGTGGAGCGATATGGTGATTGATGAGGTCGCGCAGTTTCCGCGCTCGAAGTGGAAAGACCTGACTGACACAGTTTCCGCCGCGGTCAAGAAGCTGCGTGATCTTGGGCTGTTGCAGCACGCCGTCGAGGTTGAGGCCGATCGCGCCGAAGCGGTGGCGTTCCATGGCAGCACAGCGACGGTGCGACAGGAGTATGGGGTGTGAGCCAACCCGACAAAGCGTGGCTGGACGCCAGTCCAGCGGAGTGGCTTGTCGTCGCCATCGACGACGATCCCCCCGGCATGACCGAGCGGCTGAAGGTGCCCAACGGCTGGCTGTATCGCCACATCCTGGGCCGCACGACGGACTTCACCGCGCCGCCAGGCGTGATGAGCCTGTGCTTCGTGCCCTGGTCCAGCGGCTGGTACGGGTGAGCGATGGAAGGTCACAGCGACCGCTTCATGGCCGCCTGGCGGGCGGATTGCCTGAAGCAGCGCACCCGGGTGCTGACCGGACGCTTCGCCCATTACTGCGCCGACTGGGACTTCCTGCCGGTGGACGAGACCACCCCCGAGTTCGAGTGCTGCACGTGCTACCTGACCGCCCCGGTTGGCGGTTAGCGAGATGGAGCGCCACGGATGCGGCGCGTCACCAATGGTCCCCTCCCCCCATTGGTGGCGCGGCAAGTCCGGTGCGGCGCGAGCGACCCGATAGGCAGCCTGCCCATGCAGGCCCGGGACCGCGATCCATGCCGGAGGGTGTGAAAGCCGCCGACTTTCCATGGGGGTTTGCAGATGCTGGGAACCTGGCAGCGCGGCGACCTGGTGATGATCGAATGCGACGGCCGCGCGCTGCCTGGCGTGGTGGTGATGGCGTCCGCCAACGGTGCCAGCCTGATGCTGCGGTTCAGCGGCATCCTCGACGGTCATGCGGACCTGATGCCGACGCTGCGCGATCCCCAGGGCGTGGTGCGCGGGGTGATGACCAACACCGCCGTGAAGCTGACCAAGCGCATTGCCGACGACTGACACAGGAGGAAACGATGGACACCGACTCTCTCAAGAACGCTTTGCTGGGGTGGACCAAAAAGGGCCTCGACCCGTCGGAACTGACCGCCACCGAGGTGGCGACGATTTCCCAGGCGGCGCAGGCGAGGGGCGGGATAACGTATGCCGGCGCAGGCGTGCAGATGTCCGGGGCGATCGGATGTCTTCATGCCCCGCCCACTTATCCCACGGCGAGCCTCTCCCCCAGCTCAACCCCCAGCTACGCCGAGCGCTGGAGACCGGAGCGCGCCATTGCCTTCGCCGAGGGCTGGGAGGCTTGCCGCCGGGAAGTCGCGCAGTACTTCACGTCGCAGTACTTCACGCAGCGGATCGCCACCCTGGACCCGCCGATCGGTGGCATTGGCCGGGTTGAAAGCGCCCACCAGGACGAAGAACGCACGGTGGCGGACCGCGTCGACCAGGTCTGCCAGGATATCACCGCCGGCAAGGTGGTGCCGCGCCAGGTCGACCAGGTCGCCGCGGCGGCGCACAAGGCGCAGACCGACCAAAAGGTCAGCCGCGCGATCCGCGCCATCAGGCCGTAATCCACGGTCGCCCCGCCCGCCAGCGGCGAATTACTGCACCAGCGCCGGCTCAACCGGTTACTGGTGCAGCAGTTGGTTGACGCCCACAACGTGCTGTTCGCGGTCGACCCGTCCGGCGCGCTGCTGCCGGTCTATGACGACCAGGCGCGCGATAGGATCGTCCTGCGGCCCGAGTTCACCGCCTATATCCGCAAGCGCTTCGGCCCGTCCGCCGCCGCCTTGCGGTCAGGGTAGTCTGCTACCAAGGTGATTAACCCGCCGGTCGCCCCAGACTTGCGGTAATGTGCCGCGACTTCGCCGACCTCCGGGCGGTAATCCTGGCGCTTCAGCGCCGAAACCGCCTTTCGGTTGAGGTTGCCCCGGTAGCATGAACGACATGGCTGGCCTTGCCGGGTTCGGCAATGTCGAGACCGTTGTATCGATCGACCCCGAGGGCGGGGTGACGATTTCCGCGCCGGCGATCCGCAAGCAGCGTGACGCGGGCAAGGGCTTCAACGAGAACCTGGCGCTGCGCCCCGGCATCGACCTGCCGTCCCTGGCCAACGAGCTGATCGATGGCATCGACATGGACATCCGCTCGCGCGCCGGCTTCATCGAGCAATACACCAGCGGCATCGACCTGCTCGGCCTGGAGACCAAAGAGGACAAGAACGCCAAGACCAGCCAGGTCGGCCACCCGTTGCTGCTCGAGGCCGTGGTGCGCGCGCAATCGGCCGCCGGCGCCGAACTGATGCCGGCCGCCGGGCCGTGCAAGGTGGAAACGCTGGGTGGCTCCACGGCCCAGCTCGATGAACTCGCCGCCGCCTTCCAGGCCGACATGAACGCCTACCTGACCAGCGGCGCGCCGGAATATTACCCCGACACCGACCGCGGCCTGTTCGGTTTGTTCTACTCTGGCAATATGTTCAAGAAGGTCTACCAGCACCCGCTGCGCCGCCGCCCGGTGTCGGAAGTCGTCGGCATCGAGGACCTGATCGTCAGCGAGGACGCCACTGACCTGGATACCGCGCTGCGGGTCACCCACCGCTCGGAAATGAGCGACGTGATGGTCCGCCGGATGCAGAAATTCGCCGATTGGCGTGAAGTCGACCTCGGCACCGCGTCGGCCAGCATGGACCCCACGAAGGTGGCCCAGGCCCGTATCTCCGGGATGAGCGGCATCATGGCCCGCCCGCAGGACGTGCCGCACGAGATCTACGAGACCACCGTCGACGTCGACCTCGGCGACTATGGCGTGTCGCTGGCCAGGGTGCCCGACCTGCCGCTGTCCTTCATCGTCACGCTCGACAAACAGACCCAGGCGGTGCTGGCGGTGCGGCGCG